CATTTGATTATCTTTAGCTTGTTATACCAGCGTGAAGAAAAAGGGAACCACCCGATTAGGAATGATTCCCCGAAAATGGTTACTTTGTATAGTTTGCTCATGGATTTTTCTTTTTAAGTATTTCAACACATTCCTTTATCCCATCATCGAAACCATGCTTATAGCCTTTAGTATATTCCCCTATAGTATATACCGCCATTGACAACACAAACAGGATGATACCTACAGGCTTATACCAACCGGGAAGTGATATAGAAAACGGCTTAAATGTAATTGTGAGATCTCCGACCCATAATAGGGAAATAACACATATAATTGTAAATAATATTGTTTTCATAATTTTCTCTTATTGATTTAACTCTTTGTACCAATAAGGTTTCGGGAACCTATCAGAGAAGAATATCTTATTCACTTTTTCAATATAAACATCAGATGCTTCTGGCCATAAATTCATCAGTTCATCCATGTCATTAACATAAGCGACTAAAATAAAAAATCTGTCATTCTCACCTGTACACCAGTATGGGTATTGAATGGGCCATATTAATGGACGATAATCTCCATCACATTTTTTCTTTTCTACAAAAAATCTTGCTCTAATCATTTTTATATACTTTTACACATAGAACAAAATCTAAACCTTTTGCAATCCACAGCATTCCTGTGATATCTATCTGCGCATGCAGCAAAGAAAGTGCAGTTATGACAATCTCTTTTAAATTTTTTCTTTTTCTTTACTTTAGGATATTTCATTTTTCACTCCTTTCTAATCAGTTATTCGTTAATTGGTAGTTTCATAAAGCACATCCACATAGTCTTGCCATGTCTTCCGGTGGTGTGACCGAACAACGGCTGCCGTCCGATGGCTTTCAATACTTCTTTAACCGTTATCTGGTCTTCATTCCATTTGAAAATGAGAACGCCGTAATTTTCAAGTACTCGAAAGCATTCATCAATTCCTTTTTTTATCACCCTTGGCCAATCTTCGGGAAGTTTACCATACTTCTTGGCCAACCAACTTTCTTTACCCACATTTAAAAGATGGGGCGGATCAAAGACTACCAGTTTAAAAGATTCATTTAGGAATGGCATATTGGTAAAATCAGATACAATATCCGGATGAACTTTCAGACTTCGACCGTCGCAAAGAGTATGCTCTTCATCTCTGATGTCAGTAAATAAGACCAAAGGGTTTTCTTTATCAAACCAAAACATCCTACTGCCGCAACAGGCATCTAATATGATTTTTGCTTCACTCATTTTATTTTTGTTTTACCTCCTTCCACTCACTTTCTATAATCACATGTTCACACTTATTACACCTATGCAAATAAGTTGGGAATGGTGCCGTTGTATAGTCCTCAACAGCTATTTCTATACTGCCACATTCCGGACATTCTATCTTTACCTCTTTGATACCGGGATAATCCCAAAAGGATAATTTGCCTTTCACGTCCTTAATTGGATTTTCGTAGAGAATAGGGTTAGCTAGTACCCAGTTATAAACTCCTTTCTCTGCCCAGATGGAAGGATGGTTTTGTACACAGTCTATTATCTCGACGCTTCCGATTATGGAGCCTGTACAAAAACTAAAATCTTTCCACTCTTTGTTTTCCGGTAATGCCAATAACTGCTCATTGGTAAGTATTGAATCATAGAAATTATCATAATTCAAAGGTTTACCGCTTGAATGAATCAGTAACCTCTGCCCTAAGTATTTCTTAGGGCAGCTCCAAGTACGGTTCTCAATGTCTTTAATACCATGGACTATCAAAGAGGCCCACGGCTGTTTTATGGTTATTGCTTTCATTTTTTATTGTTGTTCTTTAATATCTCATCAAAAGACGGAATAGGAAGCCATGCCAACACGATACTGTTTCCGTGAATCCATCTTTCCTTTGTATCTAAATTGCTGCTTCTACGAAACTTTTCTTTTTGAATATATGGTACGCCATAACGCATTGTCAAAACGAAAACTTTTTGTTCTTCTTCCGGCAACCGTTCCTTAACGCTTATCCAAGGCGATTGCTTTGACTGCCACTCTGCACCACATTGAAAATCTTCCATACTATCAGCATGACGTGAAACGTAGGTATCCGCGTCAACTTCTTTCAGAACGTCTTTTCTGAACTTCGTTTTATTAGTAGCATAATCGTATGCCGCTTCTTCTACTGTCTGTTTCATATCTTTTTCGGATTTGAATTAATAATTTGGAATTAGTTGATAGGAGATGCGGTTTCGGTAAGGTTGTCTAAATCTCTCAAGAAAACTACTACATCTTGGATAACGGGTACTCCATTCAAAGCCGAAGTGGTCAGATTGATACTATAAATATCAATACTTGGATATTTATCGGTAAGTAGCTTATTTAGTAGCGCAATAGATTTGTCATTGTAGATAACCATCCTATCTTCTATCTCAAAACCTAACCGAGACAAGTATTCTTCTTTCTTTTCTTCTCCTGCCTTTGAAACACGGGAAGCGAAAACCATTCCACTCAATGAGATTTTTGCAACGTATTCTCCAAAATAAAAGTCACTAACATGCCCAAATCCATATTCAGTCCACCAATTTCTAAATGATGATACCATAATTTTCAAACGTTCTCTAACATCTTCGTTTGAAACCTTCTCCCCAAGCTGATGACGTAATTTTCGATTTTCATCATTCAATGAGCGGATTTGTTCAGTTAATTTCTTTTGTTTCTCTGCAAGTACACCTTCATATCCCATTCGGGTAAGAAACCTATTCACATTGTGGTCTGTCAGAGAAAGGATGTTTTCTTTCATTCCTTCGGTGAGCTGCCCTTTTTCGAGCATCGTTATAGCCAATCCTAAATTTTGCTGAATTTCTTTATATTGCTTTTTCAATTCAGTTATCAGTTCTCCGTTAGAATCTTCTACAATAGCTGGCTTATCTTGCCTGTTAAAATCAAGCTGTCTTTCTTTCATTTCTTAATCAGTTATTAGTTAATTGGCAGTTTCATAAAGCACATCCATATTGTCTTGCTCTGTCTTCCAGTGGTATGCCCAAATAGAGGTTTAAACGGGATGGCAGACAAAACTTCCGAGGATTTAATCTCACTTTCATTCCATTTGAATACAAGAGTGCCGTAAGGCTTCAAGACGCGCATACACTCAGTAAATCCATCGTGTATGAGTGACTGCCAGTCTTTCGGCAGTTTTCCGTACTTTTTAGCCATCCATGAGGTTGCACCAAGTGTTTTCAGGTGCGGTGGGTCGAACACCACCATGTAGAAAGAATTGTCTTCAAATGGAAGGTTGGTGAAATCGGCTATTACATCCGGCTTTATTTCTATGATTCTTGTCTTACCCCTGTCCTTGGCCGTAAGTGTTTCCGAACGTTTGTCAACAAATAAGGCAAGAGGATTATATTTGTCAAACCAAAACATTCTACTGCCACAACAGGCATCTAATATAAGTTTTCCATTTTCCATTAAGCTATTTCTTTTGATTTCTTCAATCTCAACTTTCTCAATACTTTGCAAAGTGCTTCAGTATTTTTTCTCGCTTGTGTAACCTCCACCGCATTCCCGATAAATTTCTTTTGGTCAGCTTGTGTGCCTATTAAAACATAATCTTCAGGGAATCCCATAATCTTTTTGAGTTCCGGAATGCGAAGCATCCGCATTTTAATATCCACTATGCCATACAGTGCCATGAACTCCTTTATCTTCACGGTCATAGGACTATCATTGTCGTAGATTTCAATCGCTACCTGACCGCTTTCTGTTGCTACCAGATAGGGCGGCATCTTATCCATGCGGGCTATTAATGTGAAGCAGGGGCTATCAACAGAGCCGCCAGCACTGTTGAACTGTGGATTCATCAGATAGTGCCATTTCCTGTTTGCGGTAATGGTCTGGGAGGGTTCCTCTATACTGCTACCTACATTTGAGAATGCAGTATTCATTATCCACGGCTGGCATGTTACCAAGTTTTGTTTCGGTGTTGTGGTAACAGCGGGGCATGGCGAGTTTATATCAGACACCTGACCACCTCCAGAATATTGATTCATAAAAAATGGAGATACAAGGGAAAGTCTGTCTTTAGTCAGAAGTGTAGGACAAGGCTGATTAATATCCTTTCCTGTATCCTTAAAGTTATAAGAACACATAAATCGGCTTTCAATTAAAGCCATCCTGTCCTTCGTTGTGACCGTAGGTGCAGGAAGTTCCACCGAATGATTATGCCCGTTCCCATAGTAAGCCGATACAAAAACGTGGTGGTCTTTACAAGTGATTGCTCCAGCCGGTTCTTCCACTGATACGTTCTTGCTGTCGGGGTGTCCGCTGAACTGTTTGGAGAGGAAACTTACCTGTACCTTTGCAAAGCGGTTTTCAGTAGTCAACACTCCGCATGGTTCATCAACTGATTTGCATGTGTCTTGAGGGCGAACCGTATTGTAACGGGAAAGGAAAGCATCCTTTCCTCCGGCTACAAACTTGATAAGTCCAGCATAGATACGTTCAAGCGTTTTCTCTGCAAGAGGCTTTTCCCTGAAGATGGTAGTTCCTTCATCAGAGAAATCAAGCACATCTTTTACCGGCTTCCACTTCTCCAGCCGCGAGAACATATCTTGCCTACCACCTTTACAGTGGGTCGGTTCAGGGAATACTATCGGCAAGTTCTTTTTAGCAAAGATGCCGAAGAAGCGTTTTCTTGTGGTGTAGGCACCGAAGTCGGCAGCATTTAAGATGCGGTGCTCAAAGTTGTAACCGTACTTCTTGACATTGCGCACCCACTTTTGATAAAGCCGGCCTTTGTCCATGCTGATAGGTTTCCCATTCTCATCCATATCTCCCCATGACATAAACTCTTCTACATTTTCAATCTGAATGTAGTCAGGGTCTATAACATCAATATAACGGAAGAGATGTTCTGCCAACGTTCGGCTGTCGGCATCTCTCGGCTGACCGCCTTTGGCTTTCGAGAAGTTGGTACACTCCAAAGAAGCATGAAGCATTATCATGGCATCAGGGTATAGCTGACGGATACGTTCTACAATAGTGCTTATCGGGGAAAGTTCCAGTGTACGGATATCCTCAATAAAGTGAAGTGCATCAGGGATATTGGCATCATGTGAAAGGATGGCATTCTTGTCATGGTTCACACAGCAAACAACCTTTCCACATCTATTTCCATCCAATCGTGCTTCTTCCACACCTTCGGACAAACCGCCGGCGCCACAAAAGAGATCAATAACAAATAGTTCTATATCGGACAGACCTTCAATGGATTTTAAGATATTTTTCTGCGATTTCATAACTTCTCCTTTTTAAACAGGTGGCTGAACGCATTATCCAAATCCAAGTCTAGATTCAGTTTGGACGGGAAAGATTTAATGTATTCGTACATCTTATAAGCGAGGTTGTCATCATCACCGCACCTATC